ATAGTATGCAATGATTGATTGTCGTAAAAAGTTCTTGCGTTCGTTGTAAGCTGACATCGTTTGTAGTATGGGTTGGTAAATTTTCATTATATACATAAATAAAAAATTCAATTTTTTATACATCAGTTGGTATATTTATCTTACTTAACACGAAATTTTTTATAACATCATTTTTAATATTACCTAATGAATTTATAGGAAACTTATCATTAAAATCGTATTCAAAAACCCCTATATTGATACAATCCCTGTAATACATACGTTTGGGTTCAAATACTAATGAGTCATCTTCTTTTTCTTCTTCTGTTATATTAACCGCTTTTTTAATAGATATAACTTCGTTATCTTTTAAAATGTCGAAAATATTTTCAAATGTTTTTACTTTTGGCACAGATATAGAAGAAGTCGTAGCACATCATCAAAAAAAAAAATCACGTTCACCAGCTCGAATACATCCAGTTATGTCTTCGTGTTGTAAAATATAAAACATTCATTACTTAATTTTGAAATCAAGATGAGAAGACTTAGTCTCCAAAATTTACGTCATTGTTTTTTTCTTAATCTGTTATTGTTGTTAAGAAAAAAAATCAAAAATATTTTTGGAGACTAAACATTAAGTATTATTTTCTTTTAATGTTTCTAGATATTTAATTATTTCATCATCTTTAGTTCCATGAATATGTTCATATATATTTTCATGAGAAATTATAGATTCATATATAACATTCAAAATTTTTGGAACGTTTAGATATAATTTTGAATTTTTAGTGAGTTCATCTAAAAATTGTTTCCTAATTTCTATGTATTTATCGTTATCAATTGATAACGGATTATAATCGTATTGATAAATATTAATATTTTTCAATTTTTCTTTCATATCATCAGGAAGAGAATCAAATTTTTTAAAGAAATTATCTATATCAATTTTACGAGTAAAAACGATATCCGTCAAATTTTTGATTAAATCATATTCACCATCCAAAATGTATTCTTTAGTTATTAAACCATACGAACCTCGATGATCATTTTCATGAAATTTTAAACCTTCTTGTTTTTTCATAATCAAAACACTATCGATCGGATTTTTACTACTTTTTATATTACTTGAATTCATCGTATTATCTCCATATTTTGATGAAGTTGTAAATGTTCTTCCAAAATATATTCCTTTACCAGTATTTGAATGATTTGATTTTAAAATTTTAGAATTTATAATTTCAAATGTTGATTGAGTTCCATGATATAAATAATTTTCTTTTTCTTCGTTAAATATATCATTAGTATAATCCATCGGTTTTATAGAAAATTCTGTAGAACCCTGTGTTATTTTATATGGGGATTAATTATATTAAAAAGATGATATTTTTTATCTGTTAGCGTCCTGCAAAAACGATCATATATATTTAAATTTGATTTTAAACTAATTTCATACAAAAATTTTTTTGAAATTTTTGTTACATTTTCATCATCTTTAGTACCATCCTTTTTAGTACCATCCTTTTTATTGATTTTTTTATAAGAACGTCTTTTTATTGATTTTTTATAAGAACGTCTTTTTATTGATTTTTTATAAGAACGTCTAGAAGACCCTATAATTGGGCGGACTATTTCGTATTTGCCGTGTTAATCGTCTTTTTTTCATTTTTTAATTTAAGAGAAGAAAATAATTTAAAGAAAAATGTTTAAAATTTTAACTTTATTATTTTCATTTTCTTCCGCTTGTAATGTTTTAACATTATCCGGAGGAGGTGCATACGGTAGTTTTGAAGCAGGCGTGATATCTAAATTATTTGAGACTGGTTCAACGTATGATATCATCACTGGTGTTTCTGCTGGTTCTTTAAATACTGCTTACCTTAGTTCTATAAAAAGCGGTGAAGAAAAATATCACATATCTGAATTTAAAAATCTATGGACATCAATTAAGACAAATGATATACTTCATAAAGTTTATTTTCTGAATGGTTTAAGTCTGTATGATAATAGACCTGTTAAAAATAAATTAAATGAAATATTTTCAAATGTAACAACTATAAGAGATATAAAAATAGCAGCTACATCATTGATTGATGGAACATCCCGAATTTTTACAAAAAATGATGTTTTACAATATGGTTTAATTGATATTTTAATGTCAAGCATCGCAATACCAATTGCTTTACCACCGTACCCGTTTTTAAATGACATATTCGTTGATGGTGGACTTACCAGTAATATTTTATTGAATGAAGGAATCAATTATTGTCTTGATAATTTTCCTTTAGAAAATGTGTATATTGATGTTATAATATGCGGTAAAAAATTAGGAAAATATGAAAATCTAACAATGAATATTAAAGATATTGTAGAAAGAATTATATCAATAATAACGCAACAGGTTGAATATTCTGAATTATTACATCCAATATTTGAAAATAATGTATTTATTCGTGTTTTTGAACAACAACATCAGGATATTTATGGATTACTTGATTTTGATGCAACAGAAACGTTATATAATGAAGGATATAATTTTACTAATGTAAATATTTATTGGTTGAATAATACAAAAAATTAATTTGTTTTCTATAATAAAAAATGTCTTCGCTATATTTTGACAATAATCAAAAACCCGGGGTTGATTTGAAAAAAGCCGAAATCTTAATTTATTATAAAAAAGGTGGTGCAATAGATTATAAACTTATTGGTTTCCCAAATGTAAATGATACTATAATTAGTAAAAATACAACAAGTGATAATATAGTAGTTGATAATATATCAAGTAATTTTTATCCTATATCAATGACAATGTGGGGGAAAGATTATGATATTTCTAACAAATTTAGAATGGCAGAAATAAATGATAATATATAAGAAAAGACGATATCATCAAAAAATCCGCAAAATCTCCAAAATCCGCAAAATCTCCAAAATCCGCAACAAGAATTTTTTAGAACAGATTTAAAAATATTTTTTAAGAAAAAATCCGCAATTTCGGCACCAGAAAAAAAATTGAATTTTTATTTTAGGTTCCCAGAAAAATAACAGCAACCCACACATAAACTATAATGAGCTTTTTTAGTTGCCAAGTTTGTAATAAAGATTTTACTGATAATTATTCAATCGTCCAGTGTTGTGATAAAATGCTTTGTCAAGAGTGTTTCGATAAAATTACAGAGGACGAGGAACCAGATTGTCCTTACTGCACAAATGATGATATATTTCTTGAGGGTCTTGAAATTAATGAGTTTGATGATAAAGATAAATATATCATAAAATTAGAAAAAGAAAATAAAGAAAATAAAGAAAAGAAAGAAAAGAAAGAAAAGAAAGAAAAGAACTCAATTGATAAAAAAGTAGTCACAAAAAAAGATAGAACTTTTACTGGATATGTTATGAAATATATTCCAGACGAAACTGAATTAATTATGACTAATAAAGGGGATGAAATAAAATGCGTAGTTGATTACTCAACACAGAGTTTTTTAGATGATGAGGGAGAACAGCATAAATCACTTAACATGGTTTATACAAAGTTTTATAAAAAGGCTGGTGCGGAAAAAATCGTCAGTAAAAACTGCTGGGATCATTTTATGATGGACGGAAAGAAGATTAAGGATCTTTATGTAACAACTTTTGAAGTAAAAAGTAATAATACCATTTCATTATCAATCAAAATTGGAAAAATATTATCAAAATCAAATACAGGAAATTTTGGAGTAAATGATACTAAAAATTATTTAGGTTCAGAAAGAGATGATAAATCTTATCCAAATTTAATTGGTAAAGTTATTATATTATATGATGCCCAAGAAAACCAAAGTATGATTAATAAATCTGAATCACGAGAAATGTATAAATCTTATATCGGTATAATGTAATTTAATTCAAAGTTTTTTATTTTCTTTTAAATAAAAATGTCAAATACATTAGATTTTGAAAAAATATGTTCCGCAGATGAACAAAATTTGAGAAAAGCCGAAATTTTAATTTATTCTAAAGGAACATTATTTATATCCAAAGTTACAGGTATTCATCTTCCTGAAGGTTCAACAATTACTGTTTTACATAATATGTCGAATAATAACTCAAATCCAAATAAAAGAGATTAATAAATCTTTCAAAAATAATGAAATTATAACATCAGACATGATAAAACTTGAATCAATAACTTTACAAGTCGATAATTTATCTCAAACCTTTTATCCTTTATTAATTAGTTTTTGGGCTAAAATCTATGATGGTTGTGGATTACCATCTACTAAATTCAAAATGATTTCGTCGTTAAGAAATAATAAATCAAATATTACATCTTTTATTCTCGATAATAATGGTAAAATGACAATGCAGATAGAAAATATTAATTTACAAACTTCATTTGGTTTAGTAACGAATTGCTCAAAAGAAAGTGCAACCGATAATTTAGTTGCAAAAATAATTATCATATATAATCCGTGTGAATAAGTTGGTTAACTTTTTATAAAAAAATTTATAAAAAATCTTAAAATAAAAGAAAATTTAATGGAAAATTTATTGTATATACTTATACCAAGTATAATGGGATATGCTTCCGCTTTAATTTGCAAAGTAAATAAAGATTCTGGAAAGATTGTAAAGTTTCGACCTCCACCTATAGTATTTTCTATAGTATGGCCTATTTTATATTTATTATTAGGAATTTCGTGGTTCCTTGCAAGGAAACAACCTAATTCAATTCTTGTCGACGCAATGTATTTATCACTTAATTTAATTCTTTGCTTGTGGTTATATGTATATTCTTGTCGAAAAGATAAGAAAAATGCTATTTATGTAATCGTTTTATCAATTATCTTTGCAATGTTTTGCTATACTTTATGCGAAGATGTTTTAGGAAAACTTGCTATCGTTCCTTTGATAGGATGGTTATATTTGGCAACATTGATAAATATCTTTGAAGTTGAAACCATAAAAGAAGATAAATTCTTTTCTTGAATTATAATAAATGGCTGATTATAATTTATACAAAATATTATTATTAGGTGATTGTTCATCAGGTAAAACATCATTAATATACAGACTGACATATAATAATTTTTTAGAATATTATGTATCTACAATTGGTATCGATTTCAATATTAAATCTCTTGTAGTAAACGATAAGAAAGTTAAATTACAAATATGGGATTCTTGTGGTCAGGAAAGATTCAATGCTTTGACGCGTTCTTATTATAGAAATAGTGATGCGTTTATTATATGTTATGATATTTCAAGTTATAAATCATTCGAAGATGCAAAATTTTGGATTAATGAACTTGAAAAACATGTCATTGACCGTCAAGTTATTAAAATTTTAGTTGGAACAAAAAGCGATTTAGATGAATCACGAAATATAAAATACGACGATGGAAAAAAATACGCTGATTCGTTAGGTATAAAATTCATCGAAACATCATCAAAAAATAACACAAATATCAAAGAATTATTTCATAATTTATCATCTGAATTATTAGAAAAAATTACGGATGGAAATACAACAACAATGAGACGAAAACCTCTATTTTTACAAAACGAAATTAAACCAAAAAATTATTGTTGTTAATTTTTCTTATTTTTGGAAACAAAATCAATAAAAAGACAGAATGGTTATATTTCTTTAGAAATTCAGATGAAACTGTTTTGAATTTCACTGATAAATACACAAAGAAAATTATTAGATTATATAAAAATGAACTTAAAAACATATAAATATATGTATAAAATGTTTATTGAAAATATAAATCAATTTGTTCTCGACTTTTTAGAAATTAATAAAACTAATATGGTCGAACAATGGTCTTCGAAAAAGAATCAACAATCACTACTAAAAACTTTAAAAAAAAATAATATTAAAATCAAAGATCCTGAAAAACCTAAACGTGGTAAAAGTGGATTTTTGTTTTATTGTGATGTGAAAAGACCAATGATAAAAAAAGAAAATCCAGAATTGACAGTAAAAGAAATTGTTTCAAAATTAGGTACAGAATGGCAAATATTAAAAGCGAGTAATTATATCGAAATTTCTAAATATGAAGAAATGTCGGTAAAAGATAGGAATAGATATAAACAAGAAATGAGAAATTATATACCAATTTTAAATAGAAAAACAGAAGATAAGAAAAAATCAGGTAAGAAATCAAAAAGGCGGTCAAAAAGGAATGATGAGGATATTATGTATGATAATTTTGTAAAAACTAAAAAACCCAGAGTAAAAAAATCCCATCCTGAATTTGATTCTAAAGAAATAATTGATTATATAAAATCAAAATGGGAAAAAATACCTGAAGAAAAAAAATTAAAATATAAAAATAAAACAAAAAATATTTAAAGATTTAATTAAATTTTAAAAAATGGACTTTTTTAAAAAATGTTTTGTTATCAATCTTGATCGTCGACCAGACCGATATAATGACTTTAAAAATTCTATTCCTTTCGATTCTTCAATCTGTGAGCGTTTTTCTGCAATTGACGGTAAAACAATTACGAATTATTCAGTGAAAGAAAATCCTTACGTAATGGGTTGTCATCTAAGTCATAAGAAAATTTTAGAAAATGTAATAAATGATGATACAATATCTAATGATGAATTTATAATAATTTTTGAAGATGATGTATTTTTTACTAAAAATTTTATAAAAGATGTAGAAAATATAAAAAAATCAAAAGATATCATAGATTTGAATTCAATCATATATATAGGTGGGCGGTTTAAGATTTCTTTTAAACCATCATCTTATACAGGATGGTCTTTTTTGAAAAATAATATTTATTTGAAAGGAAATTATAAAAATATAACATCACCCGATTATGATAGAACAACAAATGTTATTATTTTATCTAAATTTGCTTGTAAAGAAATAATTGAAAAAACAAAAGATGTGAAAGCATCTATACCGATTGATTCTTTATACAATAATATTAGAAAATATATACCAGACATGAAATTATATGATTTGTTTCCGCACTTATGTTATTCGCCAGTAGATTATAAAACTGATATACAAAATTATGTTTTATGAATTTTCTTTTTTGATTTTTCTTTTTTTATTGTTAATAAATAAATGGAAGACGTTGGAATGAAAACAAAACAGTTATTAAACATTCGAGTAAAAGATGTACAACAAGTACAAAAATACGGTCAGGATTACGGAAGAGAACAATCACAAGGATATGGTCATGAAACTATAAATACTAATTTTGGTAATATGTCTAGGATTCAATTACCTTACGAAATTCAATCACCTTACGAAATTCAATCACCAGAAGAAGAACAAGAAGAACCAGAAGAAGAAGAACCATATGTAAAAGAAAATTTTTGTTCTTATGTTTTATATTTTATAATTATTTTAATATGTTTAGGTTATATCGGATATAATTTGGGTTCTGAAAAAGTATTATCGATTGAATCTATGAATGGGATTACTATGGGATTATTATCCGGAATAATTATTGTGAATTTATTATGGTCAAGTATCAAAAACTAAAAATGTGTAAAAAAAATTTGCAATTAAAAAAAAGAAAATTATAATAAAAATGAATTCCGATCCAACATTTTATATATCTATTGCATCATCCGTAGCATTTGTAATTTCTGAAATATTACCATTTATCAATAATACAGAAATAAATGGTATTTTACATAGTCTAAAAGTTTTTTTAGATAATTGTAAGAATCCACAAGTTTCTGATGAAGTTATAGAAAAAATGAAAAATGATATAACTACAATAGAAACAAAAAGTGATGATTTTATCATAAATATAAAAAATGATGTTAATGATATAAAAAATGAAGTAAGTAATATCCAAACAGATATTAAAGATATAAAAAATATGTTTGAACAATCTGAAATTGTATAAAAATTTAAACAAAGTTTGTTTAAAATTTATTGTTTTCGTATCGCTTTTATAACATTTGTAAATGGATTAAGTTTTTCTTCAGGTTTTTCTTTCGTGTTTCGAGATCTTGATAATGAATATTGTCTGTAATAAATTTTCCATACATAAATAAAATATAAAAATTATTGTAATTATATCGTATCTCTAATTCCATCATAATATGATAATGCTTTTCTAAAATATAAATCAAATTCTGATTCTGAAACATATTCAATAAATTCGCTAAACATTTCTTCTCTTATCTTTGACATATATGTCCTAAAAAATAAAAGAAAACTTGGTCTATTTCTATAATCCGATGACGATAACATCATTTCATTTAAAACTGAATCATAAAATTCTTCAACAATTTTTTCTTTATCAATATTATTTTTGTCGAGTTTTTTAATATCTTCAAATGCTTTATTTCTGAATATTGAATCTTCATCACATATTTTTTGCGCATATGAATTTAATCGAGCACTAAAATTAGAAACAATTTGATCTTCAAATGATATTGCTATACTTAATTCTCCGAATCCTGATATAGTATTTACTAATCGGGAAATAAATCCAGATGAACAAGTCCCCGCCATATCTTCCAATTCTTGTAGTAATCTTTTTTGCATCTCAGTTTTATTCTCATTAGAACAAATATAACTCCATAATTTTACCATCACTATTGATAATGTAATACATAAATCAGAATATAATGTTCTATCCATTCGGATTCTATTTAAAGAAACTAATATTTTTTCTTTATCATTTTTATCGTTGTCTACAAGTTTTTGTATTTCTTCATCTACATAATCAAAATTTATAAATTCATCATCTTTTTTTATTATAGGAACATAACAAATAGTTTCCAATATATTCAATACCGATTTTTCAATCTCTTTAACATGCACATTTTGTTTATTTTCAAAAACTGTTTTACCTTTACCGCCAAGTTTCAATATTATTTCTCTTCCTTTAATTTTCATCTCTTCAGAACCTAAAGACAATAATACATCTGATGCATCTGCTCGTAAATTATATTCATTATCTTCATTTTCTGCAAATTCTAAAAGACATTGTTCAACTTCTTTTATTTCATCTTCTGTATTTAATTCTTTTATACTTTGTAATAAATACTGAGATGATAATATTCGATACATCATCAAATTATTTTTATTTCTCATAAAACTCAACAACGATTTATATAAATGAAATTTGACATCTTGTATTTTCTTTCGTTCAAGAGATAGAATACATTTATAACGATAATCGCAATTTATATTATTGTCATTGATAATTTTTATAAAATATTTTGTTGACTCTTCTTTATATTTTTCATTTTCCATTAAAGAACAAATAATATCAATTTTATATGGCGTTGCTAATTCATCATTGCTTAATCGCGAACAAATGATGTTTAACGATGTATATGCGATATTTTGTCTTAATTCATTTCGTTGTTTGATGGCGTTATTACTTTCAATTTTTATTTCTTTCAATTCATCATCATCTTTATCATAAATATCTTCTTCAAATTCTGTGAATGATAATAATCCTTTTACTGCTTCTACATTCAAAAAATCAGATAATTTTGTTTCTAATGCAATTCCATTTAAATATTTCTCGAGAATTTTAGCACCGCTAAATTGATACATTCCCGATATACGACTTATAATTTCAATTGCGTTATTTTGATTTTCTTTGTAATATCGATGAATTAATTTTATACGTGTTTCATATCGTAAACTTAAATCCAATATATATTTTTCATAATTAATGTCATCTTCAATTTCTTCTTCTACATCAATTTCTTCTTCTACATCAAGATTAATTTCATTAATATTTTTTTCAGTATTCATTTCTATAATTTTTATAAGTTGTTAAGTAATAATTTAATAAAAGAAAATTGAATTTTTATATCAAAATATATATAAAAAATTACAAATGAAAGATGATAATAAAATAAAAGGTTTAATTTTTGGTCAAGCAATCGGTGATGCTTTAGGTTTATCTACCGAATTCTTGTCAAAAAAAGAAGTTAATATTATTTATAAAGAAAGAATAACATACGACAATATATTACAAGACGATTATAGAAAAACGTGGAAAAAAGGTGAATGGACTGATGATACAGACATGTTTTTAATATTATTTAAACATTTATTAAATTCTGAAAATTTTTTAGTCGATGAACTTATATTAGCCAAAGATTTTCACAACTGGTACAATAAAGGATTCGAAATTCAAGATAATGTATACAAAATCGCAAAAGGAGTTGGTATTAATATAGGTCGTGTTTTAAAAGACGAAACTTTTTTATCTAATCCTAAATTGTCATCTTTTAAAATATCATTACATTCTAAATCTAATGGTAGCGTAATGAGATCAGGTATATTATCTATTTTTCCAAATGCTATATTTAATACAATCGAATCTTGTAAAATAACTCATTTCTCTGATGATTGTATAGTTTCATGTTTATTTCTAGTTTTATTTATCAAAAAGTTACAACAACCTATAAAAAAAGATTTGCAACAAATTATAGAAAATGTTTTAGATGAAATTGAACTCTTAAAATACGATGTAGATATTTTGAGAAAAATAATTAATATACAAAATTTAAGTGACCTTGACTTAAATAATAATATTGGTTATACTTATAAACCAATTGGATGTGCTATATACGCCCTTAAAAATTTAAAAAATAAATCATTTTATGATGCTTTAGAAGAAATAATTCGTGAAGGTGGAGATGGTGATACAAATGGATGTGTAACTGGTTGTGTATTAGGATGTTATATGGGGTTTGATAATATAGATAAATTGTTAATAGAAAAACTCGAAAATAAAAATTATTTATTTAATATATTTTATTCTTATAAAATGAAAATACCCGAAGATGAAATAGATGAACATTTTAATTTTATAATTAATAATAATATGCAAGATTTAGTATATCAATATACTGTCTCAAGTAATAATATGAGACAAACCAACGAGATTGAAAAATTAAATGAATTAATATTAAATGCACCTAAACTATCAAAACAATATACTGTATATAATATGAAAAGTAGCAATGATAAAATTTTATATATTGATGTAAATAATAGACAAACAAGTTTTATAAATGCAAATGAACTCAAAAAAGGTGATATATTTTCTCAACAATCAAGATATAATTATGATGTGATAAGTACTACATACGACAAAAATTATCCTTTATCTCCTTTTTCAAAAGATTTGATAACGGATTTAGTTACAGATGACATCGATATGTATACATTTGCAGAAATTGAAAAATTTACTAAATCTAGCAAAGAAATAAGAGATGTATATTATAAATTATCAAGATATATTAAAATGTATGAAGAAAAAATGTCAGACAGTCGTGAAGACATAACTGTCGATGAAATTGAAAAAAACAATACTGATATATATAACCAAAATGAACTTATAGAAATTAAAAAATTAATTCGAGAATTGAAAGAAGTAATTAAACATAGGTATTACATCGATTTATGCTGTTGTTGTCTTTTTAAAATTAAACTAACTAATAAAACGGGATTATTGATTGAAAATTGTTCACAGTATCAAGATCAAAGAGAAATATTAATTCCGGATCCAACTTTTTTTATTGTAAAAAAAATATCAAGAGAAAAATATAAGATAATAAATCCATTTGATTATTATGACAGAATGGAAACATTTATAATAAATGGGGTGGAATATAGTAAATATAATAATTTACCTGAATTTAAAGGTAATGTTGTCACAAAAATGTTAACAGTGTATGAAGTTGAAGTTATCGATATTTCAAAATATAGAGATGAAAATAAATCATGGTTCGCAAGTTATAAAAATATCCCAAGTTTTTCAAGACCTCATTCAGAACCTATCATAAATCATAGAAAAAAAAGTTTAGAAGATTTATATTCATATATGTCTTCGCGAAAGTCTAGACGTTCGTCATCTCGACGACGAAGACGAAGTAATTCGTTATAAAAAATTAAAAAACTCCATCGTAATAATGATATTTATCAGAATCTGCAATTTCTTTACCAAATAATTCAAGTAAATCTGTGCGGAATTTGTAGAAAAAATCATAAAGTGTATTACGGTCGCGTGTTATATCATCAATTTTCAAAAAATTGATATATTTTTTAATATATACTTTACAAGAATTACTATAACAAGGTATAATTAATGTAAGTTTTGAAATAAATAATTTCATTCTTTCTTTCTCGTCATCAGTAGGAATCATTGGATATGTCATAATTATATCATTATATAACATTTGCCAGAAAGTTGATATATAATACGGCTTTGGAATATATTCTAAAAATGGACATTTACGATTATAGTGTAATTGCGGTATTCGTTCTCTGCGTCTAATTTGTTGTCTCGGATCAAAAGCGTGCATTAAACCATGATGTTGCATAATTTTTATTATTAAGAAAATAATAAAAATTAATAAAAAATTTTAATTTTAATAAAAAATATTTTTATTACGTATAATAAAAATGAAACGTAAAAGAAGTCCTAAAATGAAACGTAAAAGTATTTGTGATGGAAATGAAACAACTTCTTGGACAGAAAAAACATATAGTTTTATGAATAACACAGATAAAGATAAAATAGAAGTCAATTGTAGAAGCGCAGGGACAGATCGAAATAATGATTGGGATGATAGAATTGATTACCATAATAAAATGTCTGGATATAGCGCTTCTATTGAATTTATAAACAATGAGAAAAATCCAAAATATATAAAAGAAATTAAGTCAAGTGAAAGAACAAAATATGATATTGATAATATAAAAAACGCAATGTCTGTTGTTGAGATAAACAACAAATTTTTAGTCTGAATCGTAATCACTTTCGATTGTATTATAATTTTCTGTTTCTATTTGTTCTTTTGACTTTATATATATTGATATTTTACCTAAATTACCAACATTAGATGAAAATAATAATGGTTTTCCGGTATATATTTGCATATTTGAACCTAATCCAGATAATTTTGTTATACGACATAATTGTTCTGTAATAAATTCTTGGGAATATTCATAAGCACCTACATCATCGTCTTCGTCATCTTCTCCAAATTGAACTTTTCTTTTTAAAATACCTCCTGCATTACAGGAAAATTCGATTTTATAATTGCTTGATACAACTTTCATTGTTGTACCTATACTTGACATTTCTTTTATCATTTTTTGAAAATCAGATGAATTAACGATTATTGGTTTACCATATCCCGTTGGAATATCGATATCTAAATTTTGAATGCTTTGTATTTTTACATATGAAATAGTTGTGCGATTATTTTCTTTTGGTATGACTTTAATGCCTAAATCATTCGGAGATTTTTCCTCTATGAATAACTCTATCGAATCTTTCTTTTTTATGCTACGAGTCATGCGATGAAAATGTACAAGGTTGATTCCAAGGTACATTTTTTTACTATTAAATTTATAAATTGAGAAATTTTCAGCCTTCAAAACAAGGTCAATTAGTATTGTTTTATGTGAATCCATCATACATAAATAAATTCCATTTTCATCAATTACAAAGCAACCTGTTTTTATGTTATTACTTAATAATTCTGCTAATATCTTGATTATATATGCTTCTTGTGATTTTGCTTTGAATAAAACCGTCATTATTATAAATATATATGGAATCTTTAAGTCATTATTTTGAAAAAAAATAAAAAAAATGTTTTTATAATTTTATGAATTTGAAATTTGTTGTTTTTTGTAAAAGGTATTTAAAGAAACACGTTCTTTAATATATAAGAGATTTTAAAAATTATGGCATTAAATATTATCAAATTAATTGAAAACAAGAATCAGATAACTCATTTATCAGATAATTACGAAAACAGATTAATCAATAAGATTAAAGACAATTTCAAAGAAACTGAACAGCACTTATTTGTTGCAAGTTTCTACACGTATCTCAATTATGATACAAAGAAAGATTTTGTTATCGACTTCGATAACGTGTGGAAATGGATGGGATTTACAAGAAAAAACGACAGTAAAAGAGTCTTAGAAAAACATTTTACTATTGATACTGATTATCAAATTAAAAATACTTTTATGGAGACTTTCGCAAAAGTCGAAAATAATAAACTCGCTACGGAGGTCTCCGTAGCGAGTTTTGAAAACAAACATGGTGGTCAAAACAAAGAAACTATTTTACTCACAGTAAATACATTTAAGAAATTCTGTTTAAAAGCAGGCACAAAGAAAGCCAATGAAATTCATGAATATTATATTAAACTCGAAGAACTTTTACACGAAACAATTAATGAAGAATCACATGAATTAAGAAAACAACTTATGAATAGAGAAGAAGAAAAAGTTAAATTAGAAGAAGAAAATGCTCAAATCAAAGATGAGAAAGAAAAATTAGTAAGAAAATATGTTAAAAAACCTAAAGAAGTTCATAACGATAGAAATGTCGTATATATTATGGCTACTAAAGAATCTGTATCAACAAGAGAATATGCAATCGGAAAAGCGACAGATTTAAACCATCGACAAGATGACTACAATCATAACAAATTACATGATTTCAATGTAATCTATTATAAAAGTTTTAACTGTCCAAGAATTATGGATTATGTTGAATCTTTAGTATTATCTAAACTGAATAAATATAAATGCAAATCAACAAGAGACGCATTCTTTTTACCAGAAAATTGTGATTTATCAACTTTCACAGATGTTTTTGATATTTGTGCTAAATTTTTTGAAAATGTCGAAGAAACAGACATTGTTTTTCCAAAAGCTACTCCTATTATAGATAAAGAAAAAGAACGTGAAAGAAAGAAAAAATACAACGAAGAACATAAAGAAGAAATTAAAGAACGTGATCGTGTTTATCGTGAAAACAATAAAGAAGAAATATCTGAAAGACAAAAAGCATATAATGAAAAAAATGCTGATGTAATTTCTGAAAAACGTAAAGAATATTACGAAGAAAATAAAGAACAATTTATCGGTAAAGTAATGGAATATTATCATGAAAATAAAGAAGAAATATTAGAAAAACGAAAAGATTTTTACGAAAATAATAAAGAAATTATTTTAGATGAAAGACAAAAATATTATAAAGAAAATTATAAAACTAAAATTGCGACACAAAGAGCAGTCAAAGAAGAGTGTGAATGCGGAATGACCGTTACTCATTATAGTATGAAAAGACATAAAAAATCAGACAGACATAAATTGTTAATGAACAAATAATAAATTGAATTTTATAATTTATAATTTTTATAAAATTTAAGAAATGCATTCACTAAATATCGTTCAATTGATTGAGAGAAATAATATGTATTATAAATATGATAGTAAAATACTTAACAAGATAAGAGATAACTTTACTGAACAACAACAACAATTGTTCTTAGCAAATGCTTATTGCAGTATAAAACATGATACAAAAAATGAATTTATTATTGATTTTGAAAATGTTTGGAGATGGTTAGGTTTTCAGAAAAAAGACCAAGCAAAAACCATTTTGACAAAGAATTTCGTAGCCGATGTCGATTATGTTTCTAAAGGCTTTGCGAAAAAAGAAGATATTGATAAAAAAGAATCTGAAGATCCAGATGGGAAAAAAGATTACACCGGATGTTATAACAAAGAACGAATTTTTCTTAACATAAACGCGTTTAAAAAATTTTGTTTACGGTCTGGCCCAAAAAGAGATGATGAATTACAAGATTACTATATAAAAATAGAAGAATTATTACAACAAGCAATTCACTGGGAAAGTTGTGAATTAAAATTACAGTTATGTAAAAGTCAAACAGACAGAGATAAAGTTTGCGAAGAATATAAAGGTATTCCAATAAAAAGACACGTTGAACAAGATAAAGATAAAAATGTTATATTTCTTCTATCTACAGTAGACGGTAGATATATGGTTGACAAAGTACATAGTTTATCAGAACAAAGAAGGATTTTTCATCGCGCAAAAATAGTTGATTATAAAATTCCATATCATATATCTTGTAAAAATTTACAAATGATGGAAATAATTGAATCATCAATTTTAATGAAACTCGATAAATATAAAAGTAAAATAACACCTGATATTTTCCTCACCAATAACATTGATGTATTTATAAACATTTTTGATGAATGTTTAAAATTTTATGAAGATGTTGAAGTGGCAATATATCCATCAAGAGACTAATTTTTTTCACTTTCTTAACCATTTTAGGTTAAGAAAAAATATAATCTTTTTATAGTTGTAACAAAACAGTAAATTTTTTATTATCATTTATTTTATAACCAATAATTTTTAACTTACCCACATTTTTTTCTTCATCTTTTTCAATTGTGTATTTTTGTATATCTTTTGAATTTTTGTAAGAATATAATATCATTTTATACCCATACTTTTCATCGTCAATTTTCTCCATTTTCATTGGATTATATTTTTCTATATTCCAAAATATTCCTAATTGTATCGCTTTTTCTAGTGTATCAACATTATGTGCTATATATACATTATTATCAATCAATTGATTCTTGAAAAAATATTGCATTTTTGTCATTGTTACCTCGTCATATAATTCGTATTCGTCAGAAATATCAATATCTTTTAACCATTTTTCCGTAAAATCTTTTCCTTTCAAAAGTGTTTGTATCGAAGAATGAGAATCGAAATCATCAATATCAATATAATAGTCTAACATACTGTTTTGATTATGAAAATTTATCATTCTATTATAATCTCTTATTATTTTATGTTTCAAAACATATTTTAACCTATTTAATGTTTCTTCTGATTTAACAATTAATTTACCATCATAAATAATTCCTTCATTATTATGAGATAAAACATTTGGAATCATTTCGTAATTAAATGAAGGATCAATTTCTACATACATTTCAATAAATTCAGAAAAATCATCATTTGATAAATCATCATATGATCTATAATCTGGATCAATAATTTCATTCACATAATTACTATATAACCATATAAAATGATTTACTATACATCGCGATAATTTTTTCATTTTATTATATTCATTGAATTTATTATGTTCTTCTACGTATTCCATATAAACATCAAATTCTCCCATAGTTCCCCTAATTATATTTTCAACATTTTCGGTATTCATAATACCGATTTGCTGATCATAACTTCCCTTTAAATTATATTTTCGACTTTCTTCTAAACTTATGATAGGAATATTTAATGGAGGTATAGGAATAATATGTATTGCATACATCACATTATTTACATCAATAACGATAACTCTAGTTTTACCAAATACATCAACTACTTGATAAACGATTTTATTGTTCTTTAAATACAATTCACCGTTAATATTTGTTCGAAATATTCGTTCTTTATCTTGGTAAAATACAACATTATTTAAGTTTTTATATATTTCCATTGTATTTTTGACAATTTCAGAAGAAAAATCAAACGCGTATTGATTATTTTTGTCATCACTCTTATCAGCTCTTAAAATAATTTCACATTGTGGATATGATGAATAACTTCTCAATGTACCATAATGCTCGTAAATAAATATACATTTCTTTTTATTTGAAAATTTGTAATATTGATTTTTGTGATCAGGTAATATTAAACTTTCTATATTTCTGTCTTTGTGAAAGATAAAAATATTGATATCAAATTTATATTCTAGTAAACGGATAAATTTTTGTGGGTCAAAATATTCATTATTGTTTTTCACAATTTCTTCAATTTTTTCTATACTTTCGTTAAAACATTCTTGTTTACATATTGGTAAATATTGCAGTATTTCATATCTAATATCTTCATATTCTGTAATGCGTAAATATTCGTCTAATTTACGATTTCTTTCATCTTCGTCTTCTAATAAATTAATATTTTTTATATCTTCTTCTTCAATAGATTCAACAATGCATTGTATAAAACTATTTTTACCGTTTTTCACACCTTTGCGAAGATAATATTTATCATTATTTGTATCCATTTTAGAAAAAAAATTCAATTATCTCCTTCGGTAAATCACCGTATTGCCCTTCTTTCAAAATTTTATTTGTTGTGATTTTCGTCTGTTGTTTTGTTACATTTTCTGTTATTTTTTCATCTTCTTCAATCTCTTCTCCAATCTCTTCTTCAATCTCTTCTTCTGTATCTTTAGTGTTAAAATTAAAATTGTCTTTATTATCTTTTGTGACAATATCAAAATATTTTAAAAATTCCATTTTTGATTTTTTATTTGCTTGGTCGGTTTTATAACAACAAGGTAGTAAAGGTACATCTGTTTTATTTTTTGTCTTATTAACAATCACTCCTGGGTATTTATGTTCTTTATAATCACAAGTAAACTTATATATATCTTTAACTAAAAATTTCAAAGGGTTTTCCCTTGCTTTTATCATTTTTTTATATTTTGTTTTTGATATATTCTTTGGAAATATCATTACTTGTTTACCTTCTTTTAAAGCATTTTCATATTCTTCTTCTGACTTTAGAAGAGTCGGATTATAACTACCACATCCAGAAGTGCTTAAAAATATTTCAGGTGCAATATATTTTAACTGCATATTTGTTTCTTCATCTCCTATGTATTGTTTTTCTTTTTCTTCTAAATCTATATATGTTTTATAAAATTTAACTATACTATCGTAACGTTTTGAATATATGATTAACAATTTAGATAAAGTATCTTGAAATTTTTTAATATTTTTAATATCTTTACATCTTAAAACTGTGATTCTTAAATTTTTTTCTTCAGATACAGAAATTTCAAATGATATTTTATTTTCTTCATCATGAAAATAAATATGAAATCTCATTTTTTGCGCTCTTTCTAATTCACTCAACGTCATATATTTAGAAAATAATTTATCATTCATAATCAAATCAGAAAATACATATTTATTAAAATTTACTTTTAACTGTTTTTTAATATCATTAAATGTAAATGAACCATTTAACCCAACTGTTTCAGGTTCTGATAATTCTAAATTTAAATTAATACTTTTTATTTTTTCAATAATTTCCTCATATCCTATTAAAGTTTTTGGATGATCAAATGTCATTTCACCATTGTTTATTGTTATTTGTATCACATCTTTTTTTAATCTCAATTCTAAAGTTAAATTATCAGATACAATTAAATTTTTGTTTTCAGGTTTAAACCCGTTTAAAATTTTGTAAAATTCTTTACAATATACAAAAGATATATCATCGTTCAATTTAATATCGTTAAAAAGTTCCAATACTGAAATTGGCATATTATTAATTTTTACCAAGATGTGTTCTTTTTTAATTATAAATTCATCATATTCTAAAGATTTATCTACTTTATTAATTTCGATTTTTAATGCATCTGTTTTTATTATAAATTTTTTATTTTTTTCTATATCATCTCTAAAATTACGTTTTATAATTTCCCTATTTTCCCATTTTTTATTCAATTCTTCATAATCAAATTCGATATTCTCATCAAAATCCTTTAAAACGTTATTTTCGAAATCTTTTAAGGTTGATTCTATATCAGAATAAAAACCAGTTTGTTTATATTGTTCATCGAGAATATTATTGTAAACTAAAAATATTATAAAAATATCTTTTATATTAAATTTACCTAATAATTCTTTAACAATTTCATCATTTAGATATAATTCAGAAAAAATATTACTATTGTTTCTTACTGACGCATTTTTTATGAAATTAAACATATCTTGTATATAAAAAGGTTCGGATTCGCTATAATTTAAAATATCTTCGTTTAAAAAAATAATATACTCAGGAATACTATTTATTTTAGAAGCAATACGTTTTTTAACCATATTTTCATCATCAGATGGAAAAAAATTAATTACAAATGTCGTATCCATATCATTTACTTCTATAATGTTAATCTTTTTCATTTTATTATATATAAATTTTTATTATATATAATATTTCTTTATAAAATTATTTTTTAATTCATTTCATCTAAATATTTTTGTAAATCTTCAGTTTTTCGACCTTGTTTATATGTCGTCATTTGACCTTTATTAAATACTACATATGACGGGAATCCTACAAAATCGGGACATATTTTAGGTATTCTATTTGACAATTCTTTCACGGATTTCATGTCGCTATCTCCTTGTATAGAACAACAAATTACTTTTCCTACATTCTTTTCAGCAAATTCTTGAAACCATGGTTTTGCACGAGTACAATGTCCGCAGAAAACTGCTTGTATCATTATAAATACTGGTAAGTTACTTGATAATAAATGATTATTCATTAAATTTCCTTCTTCATCAAAATCAGTCGATTCCAAATATGCTACTGGCGGTGTTAAATATTCCATTTTATTTATATAATTATTTATATTTTTTAAACTAAAATTTTTTAAATTAATTTTCCATTGCTTTTTTTCTTTTTCCAGATGCAAATCCTTTTTGAAAACATGATGGTGAATTTCCATGTCTATCATACCCTTCTGGTACATTTTCTTGATTACCACAATATACTTTCCTATTATCTATCGGTTGATAAGCATTTAGAAAATTTAAATCTACTGGACTATAATACCCTGCGCCAAATCCTTTCTTTAAACAGCGATGTTTGGTTCCTATGACTGCTCTTCCATTAGTTAAATCAGGATGTAATGCGTTATTACCACAATATATATAAGGTGATTGTACTTTTTTACTCTTCTTCCTACTTTTTCTTTTACTTTTTTTATTTCTGTATTTTCGTTTTGTCGATCTCATATTTATTTATACAATTAAAAAAAATTGAATTTTTAATTTAAAGATTAATATATTAATATAAAATATGAGTAACTCAAATAACGATAACGATAGTGACGATGACGAATACGATGATGAAGATTTCTATGACTATGATGATTGGTATGAATACGATGGACCAAACTTCGAACCTGATTATATGTATTAATTAAAATGATTTACCACTCGATTATATATAAGAACATATTAAATTTAAATTTAATTTTTAAATAGGATTTCTATTTAAAAATATTAAGTGATAATTGAATTAAAAATTGAATTAAAAATTGAATTTAAAAATTGAATTTAAAAATTAAATATTTACAAATAATTAAAATGTCTTATCATCCAACTCATCAACCTTACATGACAAGAGATAACAACAATTCAGAATGGTATTTTAAAATAATTTCATTACGAGAAGAAATGGTACAGATTGAAGATGAAATCGCATTATGCAACGACGAAAATAATATACAATTATTAAGAGAAAAAATTAGAGAAATTTTATTGGAAATTGAAATTTTGGAAGATTGTGATGATGAAGACGACGAAGAACAACCTGAAGAAGAACAACCTGAAGATGAACAACCCTGAAGATGAACAACCCTGAAGATGAACAACCCTGAAGATGATATATAAAAAGAATTTATATCTTAAAAGTTTTAATAAAAAAATTGATTTTTAAATATTACTTGGTATTTAAAAATTTAAATAATGGAAAAAGAACCACCTGATATATCTTATTATAAATGTATTAAAACTTCCCTTAAAAGTATTACTAAAAACGACTTTGTCATTTCTAAAATTAACGATACTGCTATTATGGCTAATAAAATTGTTATTCACTCTTTGCAATTTTTAAAGTTGTATCTTATTCATCTTTATGATAATAATGAAAAACTACCTGTTATAAACAAGCAATTTATAAATTCCATACTTAAAACTGTTTGTTCTTCATCTTCTAAAGGTAGACCTCCAAGTGAAACAACCAAAGGTATAAAAGATACTCTTAAAATATTTTACGATTTACATTATAGAGAATTGCAAGAGGAGGAACTTAATTATGTTCATATGAATACTATTTTAGATTATCTCTGTATTGATATTATTACAATGTACGAAAATAATATAAAACAACACTTTATAGAGTACATTGAAAGATATGTTAATGTTGTTTGGAAAAAGAAAGCTATGTTAAAGTTAATTAAAAAGAAATATAAAACATCTAATACAAGAAATAAGTTTGTAAATAAACTTTGTATTCAATTAAGAAATATCAAAGAAGATATTATCAATAACGAAAGAAGTAAAAAGTCATCAAACATATATCATTCTTGGATTGATAACGAAATCAAAAATTTATTACCAAATAAAAAGTTTCAAAAAGATAGTGTTTATTATGATTTAATGTGTTCTCCGCAAGATTACCTACCAAGTATGTTTTATGTGATGAAAAAAGTAGAAGAATATGGGATGATAACAGTTGATTTTAAATTTATAAAAATCTAAAATCTATTTAAAGAAACAGATACTTTAATAAAAAACTATCTTTATGAATGATAAAAGT